GAGGCCGACCGCCAAGGCCGTAGGGGGACGCCGTGACGGCCAGGGAGCTGCTACGGGACGTGGCCGATTCACTGCAATCCCTGGCCGTGTTCACTAGGCATCGCGCTTCATCCAAGGTGCGCTATAGGCAAGCCGCCGCCCTCCGGACGCTCGCCGATCGAATCGACGCGGAGATTCGTGCAACCGAAGGCGACGAGGCCGAAAGCCGCGCCAATGTGATTCGCGCCATCCTGCTCGCCCGCCTCGACGCTCCTCCCACGGAGCCCGCCCCAGCCATTCCGGAGGAACGATGAGCGACGACACCGCTAAAGCAGCATCAGCGTGGCCTCAACCGCCTGCACCACGCGGCAGGTGCCACGTCCGCATTCTCGTGCAGGACAGCGTCGGACTAACCTCGGAGGTGGTCATTCCCTGCGCCGATTGGAACGAAGCCTCGAAGCTTCAGGCCGAAATCCGCCAGCGCCTCACCCCCACCCCTACGTCCCCAGCGCCGTGGGGTCGCATCTGGTTGACGGGAGAGCCGTTGCCGCCGCCGACTCCAGACACGCCAGAATTGGCAGAGTACAAGCGGCGCATAATGGCCCCGTGCCCGACGTGCGGATCACCAGCCGGGTACAGTTGCGACAACGACGACCCGCTGGCCAATCATTGCCCGTTGAGGGCCGCCCCCAAGGAGCCTGGGAAGTGACGGCCTGGGACACGAAATTTAAATAGCAGTCTGTATTCAGCACGCCCTCTCTTGCGCCGATCCGCGTCGGCCATGGGGGAGAGAGGTCACTTGATCCGTGAACGAGACTCCGACAGCCCCGTCGGCAAGGCATCGCCGCGCCCAAGTATTGACACCGCCTGTCAGCGTAGAAGCTGTCAGATTGCGCACGCAACTTGTTGAGGCGTGGGCCGAAATACAGACGCTTCGCCGAACGGTCGCGCACCAGGCGAGGCTGCTGGAACACCTCGCGCCCGAGACGCATCCGGCGGCGCCGTCGGTCAACTGCGTGTACTGGCTGTTCTCGGAAGCGCATCGGCACACGCCGTCCTGGCGCACGCACTGGGACCGCCTCATGCCGACCTTGCGCGGGCTGGGGACGTTGCCCGCCCCGGACCTGACGCCGCTGGCCTGGGTGAGGCACCTGGCGGGACGGCGGCACGAAGAACAACGCGGCGGCGGCACGCCCTGCGAGCACACGCTGAACATCGAGCTGGGGCGGGCGAAGGGGATGCTGGACTGGGCGGTGGAGCAGCAGATGATCGCCTTCAACCCACTTCGGGCGGCCCGTTACGCGAAGACCACCAGCCGCCGCGAAACGAACCTGCGCCAGCACGACGTCGACCGGCTGCTCGAAGAGGCGGCGCAGCTCCGCGATCGGCGGAAGCAGGACTGGCAGGACGACGGCACGCGGTCCGCGATGCTAAGGGTGCTGATCCTCTGCTGGTTCGACTCAATGCTGCGGTTCAACGAGGCCCGGCACCTTCGGCGCGACTTGATCGAGCCGAACGGTGACTATCCGGTAGCGCGAGCCGACACGAAGACCGAGGCCGGGTCGCGTACGGTCACGCTGACGCCGCGCACGCTGGACGCGATCCGGGCCGTGCCGATCCACCCCGACACGAACTACGTGTTCGTGAACCCGGCGACCGGCGCCATCCTGGGCGAGAACACCGTGCGCGGCTGGTTCCGCTGGGCCTGCGAACACGGGCGGTTAGACGCGCGGGCGGCGCCGCGGGAAGGCCGGCTGTGTCCCCACATGCTCCGACATGCCGGGGCTACAGCCGCCGACGCCGCGGGAGCGCGGCCCGGGGCTCTCCAGCAGACCCTGGGCCATGCGAACATGCGGTCGACGGAACGCTACCTGCACCGGGACAGGACCGAATCGGCCAGGCACGTCGCCGAGGTCATGACGCTGGCGGCAAGGCGCGGACCGCAAAAATCACCCCTGGGGTCGAAAAAAACTTGACGGCGATCCGGCGTCGCCCTAAAGATTCGTACGCGGGCATCATGGATTCGAGCCTCGACATCCCGACCGGACCGAGCACGACTGGTGCCCGCAAGCTTCATTCGGCCGGTGCGGTTGGGATTTCGGGGCCCGAACAGGAGGTTCCAATGTTGTGGCTATCGTGCCGATTCCGACGAGGTCAGCGGTGAGACGCGACACGCGCGACACGTTCACCGCGGCACTGCTGCTCGGCATCCGGGAGAAATACCGGGCGCGCTACGCCATGGGCGGGACAGCCGATCAGAAACGGCGCGCACGCAATAAGCGCCGACAGGAGCGGCGATGACCGCCCCGGCATACCCGAAGCCCACCCGAGCCGAGAAGACGCGCCAGCCGTTGCGGCGTAAGCGCTGGATGCGGCGCCAGTTGCCACGCCGTCTCTCCCGCGCCAGCAGCGACCCGGCCTACCTGGCATGGGTGCGGACGTTGCCGTGCCTCGGCGACAAGATCGCGCAGGCGCTGTGCCGCCAACCGATCCACGCCCACCACGCCGGACGGCGTCCTGGGATTGCGATGAAGGCGGACGACTCGACGGCGATCCCGCTCTGCGAGCTGCACCACGCCGACTGGCACAACGCGGGCGGGATCTTCCGCGGCCTGTCGAAGTTCGAGCGGTTCGCCTGGGCGATTCAGGCCATCGCCGAAACCCAGCGCGCGTGGGGCAGCCGATGAAGCCCGATCCGATCTCCGACATCGCGCTGGTGCGCGCGTTCACCGCGGCCAAGAAGACGCTGCCGCTTGCCGACGCCCTGCGCGCTGTCGTCGAGGCTGCCCGTGTTCACCAAGCCGATCAGCTCCCCAGGTCGATCGGCGTCGTGGTCGACGAGGTGTCGCGGATCAGCGGCCAGCCTGTCGACGTCCTGCTCGGGACGGTGGGAGCGAAGGAAACCTGGGAGACACGCCGGCTCTGCTGGTGGGTCCTGCACCGACGGTTCCGTGTGTCGTTCGAGGACATCGGGCGCGCGTTCGGCGGGCGTCACCGCACGACGATCTGCAAGACGCTCGACTCCATGCGGGAGCAGATGGTCGACGATTCCGAGCTGCGCGCGGCGGTCGATGCGATCGGGACGCTGGCGGAAAGGCGCGCGGCAGCGTAATGGCCGATTGGATCGTCATCGACCGCGGGCGTGTTCCCGTCGGTGCCCGCAGGGTTGAATTCACCTGTGTCGACTGCGGACACGAGGCGCTACTGCCGGTCCTCGGTCTGCCGATCGCCCAGATCGAGAACGGGATCGTGTTCGACCCGGGAGATCACGGCATGCCGGCTGCGATCGAGTGCCCGGCCTGTGGGCGGAAGCTGGAGGCGGCCTGATGTACGGCAAGATCTTCGCCTCGACATTCACGGGGTCGATGTTCGGCGCCGGGGCGGACGTCTTCGCGGTGTGGGGATACGTGCTTGCCCATACCGTCGATTCCACCGTCGAACTGAACCCCACCTTCCTCGGGGCGGTGTTGGGAATGGAGCCTGAGCGAGTCGCCGCCGCCATCGAGAAGCTTAGCGCATCCGATCCAAGGAGCCGTAACCCGCAGAATGATGGCCGGCGGCTGGTTCACGAACGAGGCTTCCAGTACCACGTAACCTCGCATGAGATTTACCGAAACATCCGCAACGACGACGAACGCCGCGAGTACAACCGGGAGGCGCAACGCAGGTCCCGTGCCAATGCTGCCGTCGTCAAATCTGTCAATGACGGTCAACGACAGTCAGCAATGTCAGCCCATACAGAGTCAGAAGCAGAGTCAGAAGCAGAAGCAGAAGCAGATCGGAGCGCGCCCTGGGCGCCGTGGCAGTGGAAGTACAAGTACGGCATCCACTGGAGCGCCAAGTACGGCGGCGCCGGTTACGGGATGCCGGGGGATTCAAGGGCGTGCAGCACGCTCGGCGATCTCCTGGACGCCCTACCCGACAAGGAGCGGCGGACGGCGCAGGGCAACGCGCCGAAGATGTTCGCGGAGTACCTGAAGCGCTCTGGCAGGGACGCGCAGCGGCGCCATCCATTCGCGTTCTTCGTGCAGGAGTTTGGCGGGCTGCGCGTACCGCAGCAGGAAGCCGAGCCGGTCGAATCCTTCGCCGTGCGCGCCGACCGCGCGCGCGCCGACCGCGCGCTGGAAGATCAGGTCGACCGCATCCGAGACGAGCTGACGCCGAAGGCGCCGACGGTGAGCCCGCGCGCCGAATTTCTGGCGCGGAAGGCGGCTGGCAAATGACCGACGGCGAAGTGAATCAGCTCGTGATGCGGTACGGGACGACCTGGTACGTGGACGCCGATCACATTCCTGTCCATCGCGTCAGCGGCGGCGAGAACGTGCCGATGTCGACTGGCGCGGCGCTGGTCCGAGTGATGGAGGAGAACATCGAAGAAGCGAGGACCGCCCGGGATGGAATCCGCGAGCGTTACGTACGCGCGAAACAAGACGGCCTGTTCGATCCGGATGCAATGGAGACCGTCAGAAACAAGAAGCTGCGCAAGCGGTGGATACAGGCGATCTCGACCCAGCAGGCCGACAAGGACCGCTGTATCGCCGAATTGAAGCACTGGCGAAGCTATCTGACCTGGGCGCAGCAGGAAGCGGCTCCGATGTTGCCCGCCGTAGCCGATCAGCGGCTGCCGCCCGAGAAGGACGACGACGGACTGGAGGGGATCCCGTTTTGACGAAGGAGCGCCGATATCAACTGCGCCACGTCGCGCGCGGGCTCTGCAGCATCTGCCCCCGGCCGCTGCTCACGAGCACGCGATGCGCTGTCCACGCCGCGCGACAGGACGAATACGGACGGAGATACGACCTGACCAAGCGCACACGAACAAGGGAGACGAACCGATGCCGACCCGCAGCCTACCCGTAGCACTGACCGACCCGGATCGCCTGACGATCCAGAAAGAGCTGAGCGAAACGATCACGGCCCTGAAGGACGCGAAGGAGGACAAGCGCGTCGTCGTCAGCTCCCACAACGCGGTCATCAAGGAGAACGAATCGCGGATGAACGCGCTAAACGAGTCGCTGGTCAAGGGCACGGTCGATCGCGAAGTCGAGGTCATCGAGAAACCCGACTTCGATCGCGGCGTCGTGCTGATCGTTCGGCAGGACACGGGAGAGACCTGCGCCGAGCGCGCCCTGGATCCCGACGAGCGTCAGCTCATGCTCGGAAAGAAGGACGACCGGGTGGAGAACTAAATGCTCGGCTCAAACGAGGTACGCCTGTGCGCAGCCGCGATGATCGAGGCGATGCAGGAATGGGCAGACGAACACTTGGTCGACCCGGTAGTGGTCGAAGGCGTTACGCCCGTGACGGAGTACCAGTCGACCACGTTCGTGATCAAGCTGAAGCCGCCAGCGGAGCCCGCCGTATGACGTTCCTCCAGATCATCAGGCACGTTCGCGGCCCCTTCCGCAACGGACCCAACTGGTTCGAACGCGGGCTGCTGATCCTAGCTGTGCTGACTGGAGTCGGCGCCGTCGTCAGCGTCGTGGTGCAGCGGTGATCCCGGTCGTCGAAGTCCTACACGCGCCAGATCCGACGATCGACATCGCCGTGTGCCAGCCCATCAGCAACGGCGGAACGATCATCGCTGGCAGCGAGATGGAAAACTGCGCCGCATGCACGAAACCGATCTGGGTTCACCCAACGACGAGGTTTGCCGCTCCGAACGCGCGCCTGCTGTGCGTGCCCTGCGCCGTGGAGGCCGTGAAGCCGTGAGCAGGAAAATGTCGATCGCCCAGCTAGAGCACGCACAGGAACAGGGACGGCAACGTCTCGCCGAGGCCGAACGGCAGGCGCTGGCCAGCCAACGCAAGGCGTGGAAGGCCGCCGCCGGCCCGATACGCGAGTGGTACGAGATCGAACAGGTCAAGGGCCTCATGTCCCTGAACGCGCGGCAGAACGTCGAGAAGCTGATTGGCGACATGGAGTCGGGCGGACGATGAGCGTTGCGACGCGCGTGATGCCCCAACAGAAGCCCGGGAAGTCCGTCCAGGACTTCGCGACGCCACGTGAGTTCATCGCGGCGGTGGAGCGGCGCTTCGGGCCGATCCGCTGGGACCTGGCCGCACACGCCGGGAACTTCGTCGTGCCGAACTACTACGGGCCCGGCAGCCCGCACGGCGAAGACGCACTGGCACAGGACTGGGCGCGCCACGGTGGCGTTCTGTGGCTGAACCCGCCGTTTGCGCGCATCGATCCGTGGGCCGAGAAGGCAGCGGCAGAAGGCGCGAAGGGCGCGCGCGTTGTCATGCTGATGCCGGCGGCGGTCGGTTCGAACTGGTTCGCCGATCACATCCACCACAAGGCACTGGTGCTGGCGATCCGCCCGCGTCTCTCTTTCGACGGACAGAACCCGTATCCGAAGGATCTGATTTGTGCTTGTTATGGTCCCTGGATAGCGCCCGGCTTCGATTGCTGGCGATGGAATGGGCGGCCGTGAAGCTGACCGGCAATCGGTACGCGCGAAATAAGGGGAGTACGGCCGCGTGACCTTCATCCCCGACAAGAAGCGCCGTCGCACCGGAGACATTACCGAGCGAACCCCCGAAGACAAGGAGCGCATGTTCGCCCGCGTCGACAAGCTCGTCAGCATCGAGCGCGAGGCGAAGGCCAAACGGATTGCCGACGCTGAAGCCTGGATCGCCGAGGTGCGAGCCAGGAAGAACCAACAGAAAAAGGAGACCGCATGAATACGACAATTGCCCTAGTCATCGATCGTTCCGGATCGATGGACCCGCTACGCAACGACACGATCGGCGGCGTGAACAACTTCATCAAGGACCAGCAGGCGATCCCCGGCGACTGCGACCTGACCATGGTGCAGTTCTCGACCGGCGCCCCGCTGTTCATCCACCGAGGCACGCCGATCAAGTCAGTGGCGCCTCTCACGAAGGAGACGTATCGGCCCGTAGGCGGCACGGCCCTGCTCGATGCGATGGGCCAGTGCATCGACGAGACGGGGAAGCGCCTGGCCGAGCTGCCCGACAAGGAGCGCCCCGAGCGTGTGATCTTCTGCGTGGTCACGGACGGCGAAGAGAACTCGTCGCACGACTTCACCGCCGCCCAGATCGCCGAGAAGGTGAAGCACCAGACCGAGAAGTACGGCTGGCAGTTCGTGTTCCTGGGCGCGAACATGGATTCCATCGCCGCCGCCGCGACGCTGGGCATTCAGGCCCAGTCCGCCATGAACTACCAGGCGACGCCGGTAGGAACCGCGAAGGCGTACGCGGCGTTCAGCCGGAACGTGGCCAGCAGCCGGACCGGCGGCGCCGTGAACATGGACTGGTCCGCCGCCCAGCGGAAGGACAACTCGTAACCGTGCGCGCAGCCGATCTAATCACCCCTCGAATGAGCGTGAAGGAGCAGCGCACGCTGTACTCCACCGAACGCTCGCTCAAGGCGTGGTATCGACTGCGCGGCACTCCAGATCTGTCGGTCCCCCGCGACTGCGTTATCGGCGGATGCGACGGCTACACCCGCGGCAGGTACTGCGCCGATCATTTTCCGAAGGGCGTGTCGTGAAGCCGTCGCCGAAGCGGATCCAACTCCGTCGCACCAAGGGCTGGAAAAAGCCGCGCAACACAGTCGTGGTCGCGCGCCCGTCGAAGTGGGGGAATATCTGGAAGGTCGGCACGCATGGTAACCGGGAGTTCTGTTTCGCGCAGTTCGCGCAGTTCTTTCCCATCGGCTGCTTGAGCATCACGCCCGCGATGGCGAAGGCCGAGCTGCGCGGAAAGAACCTCGCCTGCTGGTGCAAGCTGCCGAAGCCACGCGAGCCAGACGTGTGTCACGCGGCAGTGTTGCTGGAGGTTAGCAACCGATGATTCGCCTCCCCAATCCCGTCGCACTGATCCTTCTCCAACAGGCATGGCGCCTCCGCCTCCACCTCTCCCGGTTCGACGACATCGAGAACGAGGACGGCACCCTGAAGCAGGAGCGTCACTGCCAGGACTACCACGGCTATGTCGACAGCGACTTCGCCCCCCATCCCGATCACACCGACAGCCGCGCGGAATACTACCGCCGCCTGGGCGTCGAGTCCTACCGCCAGCCCCCCCCCCGCACCCGTCACAAGGTCATCGTCTCAGGCTTCGGACGCGTCACCCCGATGTCCCGCAGCAGGGCCAAGGACCGCAAGATCCTCCGCCTCCTCTCCGACGGCATCCCCATCCGCCGGGTGATGTCCCAGCTTCACGTAGGCCAGGGCCGGGTCTACCGCCTCCTCGCCAAGATCCACGACCGCATCCGAAGGGAGACCAACTATGGGAAAGCGACAAGTTGAAGAAGACCGGGCCACCGAACTGAGGGACGGACTCGTGGAACCAACGGCCCTGGAAAAGGCGAAGGAGCAAGCCTGGGTCCCCGTCGGCCTGAAAGAGGCCCTGGCCAAGCAGACCCCCCTGTCTGCGCCAGCGGTCAAGGATCCCGTCTCCACCGCCCGCGACTTTGCCCTGGCAGCCGCCGAGCTGATGGGCGCCCCGTCCATGCTGGCCCAGTCCAGGATGCAGGCGATCCGATTTCTGAACGCCGCCATCGCCCTGATCGGAACCTGATGGACGCCCAGATCACAAAGCTCACCCCAAAGAACCGGGACAAGGCGACCGCCGCCTCCGTCCGGAAGGTGCGCGGCGGGTTCATCGTCACCTACCAGGTCCCCGCACCGCACCCCTACGCCGCCCAGCAGAACATGGCGTCGCAGATGGGACTCTCGGCGATGACGTACGCCCAGGAACGGGAGGTGGTTTGCCAGGACCTGGACCACGTCTCGAACTTGCTCGCCGAACTACTGGGGGATGACTCGTAAGGAAATCCACGCAACCACTACGGAAAACACCATGAGCGACGAGAAACCAGCAGACCCTCCGGCACCTATCCCCGCGAAACCAATGCCGAGGAACCCGGCAGGGCGCCCGCGCAGAGTTAGCGCCCACGACCTACGCGGCCTTGAAGCAGAAGACGTGATCGACAAGGTGTTCGAGACGCTGGCGTTCGAGGCCGTCCGGATGCGCCGCAACGTGGAGCGCCGGGGCAGCCTGTCGCCGACCGAGCTGAAGCACTCCGCCTTGCTCGCTCGCGCCCTGGAGGTCTGCGCCCAGGCGAAGCGCCACCTAATCGAAGCGGCGAAGGCCGAGGACCTGTCCAGCGTGCCTACGGACCAACTGGTGCGCGTCGTGGTGGGCCAGATGCGCAAGCTGCCTGAGCTGCACGCCGCGATCGTGGGCGAGATCAACCGGCGCAAGCCAGCGGAAGAGGAGAAGCCGGCATGACCAGCGTCAATGAAACCCGTCTCCAACAGGCGCTACTGGCCCTGACGCTGCTGTATCCGGATGTCGCGCAGGTGCTCTGGTCGACCAGCACGAACGGATGGACGCTGAAGCCAGAGGGCACGTGCTGGGAGTTCGTTGCGCCCACCATGGACGAGTGCGTCGAGCAGTTCATCGCCAAGCTGCGGGCGATGACAACCGATGCCGTAGAAGAACGACGGAAGAGGTACGACCAGGCCCTGGACGCCCAGCGTGCGGTGGAGGCCGCTCTCAGGTGATCTGCATGCGCTGGCCATCGTGCATGGAGCACGAGAACCACCACCACGAACCTGACGGCGGCGTCGTGTTCGACCCGATCGCGGACCCGCGCGAGAACGGCGCCCACTCCCGCACCTCGCCCGACGGCAGTGTGACGGTCACGGTGCCGTGCGACGAGGTCAGCGGGGAGCTGGAGCCATGACCACCGTCCGTTTCCTCACCCGTCCCGCGCGCGAGAACGACCACGACTTCGTTCACGCCAGCTTCCTGGAGTCCTACCGGGAGAGCGAGGAGACGAACGGCATTCCGAACCGCGTCTTCTTCGACGTGTTCAAGCGGGAGTTCGTTACCATCGTCCAGCGCTTCACGGTCCTGGTGGCGCATCCCGAGGATCAGCAGGACGAGATCGCCGGCTGGATCGCCTTCTCCGGTCGCGTGTTGGGATGGATCTACGTGAAGAAGAATCCGTGGCGGAACTGCGGGGCGGGTCGGCTGCTCTGGAACGCTGCCGGCCTGGGGCTGCAGGCCGCCGCGGTCTACAGCCATCACCGAGCGATGAGACTGGCCAGGCTAAAGGGGCTGTCGATAACGCTTCTCCCTCATGGGAAGGTTGTTCGCATGCTGGAGGGGGCGTAGATGCCCACGCGCTGCGTTCACATCTGCCCGCGCTGCGAGACGCGCAACGAGTCGCCCGACATGCCGTCGGACGACTGGGGAATCGGGCTGGTGCTGCCCGGCCTGGTCCAGGCGCTGAAGCACGACCCGCCCTGTGCCGCGTGCCAGGGGCAAGACGCCCAGGTAATGGCGGCGATCAAGGCGAGCCACGCGGGGAAGCCATCGTGAACGCCCTCCTCGTCGACCAGTACGGTGCGGCGCTGCCCGCCAGCGATGCCCCCGCCGTGATCCATCCAGCCTGGGAGAAGGGCTACGCCTCCGGAGCTGCCTGCGCCCCGAACGACGACCTGCTGACGAACATGGTGGGCGTGTCGCTGGACTGCATGCTCGACGAAACCCAACCCGACCACGACCGCGAGCGGTCCTACGAGAACATGACGGGCTTCGTCGCCGGCTACCACGACATGATGGCCGTGAAGCCCCTGCTGTTCCTCACGCGCCAGCAGACGGCGCACGTCAACCGACTGCCGAGACGGATCCGCCGGGCGTGGCTTAGCGAGTACGAGCGCGGCTGCCGGCAGTGGCAACGGCGCGGCGGGGCGATGATCGGCGGGAACCGCCCGGTGCTCCCGGAGATCCCGGGATGATCGTCGCTCGCATCGAACACGCCTGGCAGTTGTACGCGATCGGAGTGCTGACCTACGAGGACGCGATGAAGTACGCTAATGCAAAGGAGACGACGATGGGAGACGAAGCAGAGAAGGAACTGGCGCGGGTGGAAGTGGGGCAGCGGTGGCGGCTGAACGACGCCTGCGGCTGCGAGGGCGTTGCGGGCGAAGGGCCATGGGGATCCGATCCACGCATGACCCTGCTGCTGCGACCGGTGAAATGCAGGCTGGGCAACTCGACGCACGAGGCGATTAGCCGCGAGGCCACGTTCCTCGGCTGGGTCCCCGGCTACGGACCGCAGCCGCCGACGTGCGGCGCGACCTCGGAGACCTATCCGACGCATCCGTGTGTGCTCACCGATCGTCACTCCACGCATCAGACCTCGGGCGGCTACCGCTGGCACATCGACGCCCGTAAGGCGAACCCGTTCGAGAAGGCGGTCATAAAGACCGACGCCAGCGCGGTCGAGAAGTACATGGCCGAGGTCGCTAAGGCGATCGTCGCCAAGAAGGAAGCCATGACGCTGTCGCCGCCGTCGTTCGACCCGAACAAGGTCTGCGGGGCGCACGGACAGCCGCAGTTCCTACTGGGCCAGGTGCTGCCCTGCCCGAACCCCGGCTGTGGCAACGGTGCGCGGGGAGAGTGCCACGACATGCCGATCGCTGGGCGCGACGGCTACGCGCGCGTTCTATTCCAGCGGGACTACCTGCACCTCACCGAGGACACCGGCCTCTGGCGCTGGAAGGCGATGCCGTCCGTCACGGCGGACGACAGCGCGATGGCGGCCAAGCTGCGAACCGACGGCTGGGGATCGGCGATCATCGACGCCCCCCCGAAGGTGGTCACGAAGCCGGTCAAGCCCGGGACGATGGCGATCCCGGCCAGTCTGTCGAAGGTGCCGCCCGAGTACCGCAACAGCGGCATCAAGGCTTGGCTTCCGATTGACAGCTTCTACGGCGGCGTCGACCGCGATGTCGCAATGCAGAAGCTGGCGTCCGAGTACGCCAAGCCCACCAAGCCCCAGCGCCGCGAGGTCAGCGTGGACGGGCGCAACTGGCTGGACTACGAACGCCTGCACGATCCCGATGCGTTCGAGGTCTACCCGTGGCGGAAGGTGGACGGGCAGATCGACCCGCTGTGTCTGATGGTGAAGAAGCACACGGCGGTCGGGTTCTACGGCCTGGCGTCCGGTGGAGAGATCGCCTGCGCCGCCCCGCGGTCGGAGTACGTCCGCGCGAAGCGGAAGCCGTGGCAGCCCGCGGTCGACGATGTCGACCTGCTGCCGGATGTGACGCCATGAAGCGCCGCCGAGACGTCGGCAAGGTGCCGATGCCAGAGATGGCGGTAGCCCAGTGCGCGCCTTCGCCGCCGGTCGACCACAACGAGATCGTGCGCCGAATCGCCAAGCTCGAAGGCATGCTCGCGCTGCTCTACGACACCTGGTTCGAGGGCTGCGATGTGGTCCGCACGACGATCGGCGCCGAGATATCGAAGCTCCGCCTCGGGGTACGATGGTGAATGCTGCGCCCAGCCCCGCCGACTTCTGGCGCAGCCTACCGCCCGAGGACGCGATCGAGTGCCAGCGCGACCTGCTGGCATGGGGATCGGCCTGGGCGCGCATCGGGTCGGACGGTGTCAAGCACCGCATCCCGCCGTCGGACTGGGAAGACAAGCTGGGGGTGACGCCGCCGGATGGAACGGAACGAGTGAGCCACGCGGATTCGTTCTGGTGGCGAACGCCAGAGGAATGGATCCGATGATCGTCTTCCGGCCGTTCCCTCCGACGTGCCCGACGTGCGGGTCGGCCGTGATCCCTCTCCACGGCTGCGTGAATGGATGCAAGCGGTGAAGAGCCGCTACGACCGATATATCGCGCTCCGATGCGCTCTCGAACGTTGCGACTGGTACAGCGACCGTTACCAATGGTTGTTCGAAGCGTGGAATCGCGTCGGCGGCTTGATCTATCCGGATGCGTGAGCGGTGAGAGACGAGCCGTGAATGTCGTTCATCCTAAAGCACTACTCGCACGAGCTGCTGAAGCGGGAGGCTGATCCAGAGCGCGAGATCAGGAAGGTCTTCAAGGCCGAGGAGTTCGCCGCCGGCCACGTCGAACAGCTCGCGTTCCTGAACGACCGAGCGCCATGGCAGCACGTCATGTGCGCCAGGCAGAGCGGCAAGAGCTGGGGCTGCGACGGGAAACTGTTCGAGAACGCGCAGAACTACTCACGCTCGACGAACCTCCTACTGGGCATCAAGGGGACGGGCGTCCGGGTCAACAACTGGATCCCGATCTGGCAGCAGGGCGTGTGCGAGCGCTACTCACTCTCGCCCGACTGCCACAACGAGAGCCAGATGCTGACGGTGCTGCCCAACGAGGCGCGCGTCATGTTCGCCGGCACGGACGACCTGACGAACGTCAAGAAGTACCTCGGAAACCGGCTGCACAACTGCGTCGTCATCATCGACGAGTGCCAAGATCAGCCCGAGCACGTCCTGAAGTACATCCTGACGGTGCTGCTGCCGCCCATGTGTACGCCGACCACCCAGATCATCATCGCGGGCGTGATCCCCGAGATGCCGGTCGGCTACTTCCTCGACCTGGCCGAGTACGACGCCGAATCGAAGACGGGCGGCAAGGGCCCGGGCTACTCGCACCACGCCTGGGCGCGCGCGGCCAACGTCCACACGCCCGAGGCGATGGATCAGCTCCGGGACTACTGCAAGCGGCACAACATCTCGATGGACGACCTGACGATCCAGCGCGACTGGTTCAAGCGGCGCGTCTGGAGCCGCACCGCGGGCGCCTACAAGTACCGCCCAGAGTTGAACGGCTACCCGCCGTCGCTGCCCGAGTGGCTGGCCGAGGCGTACGCCAGGTTCGAGACCGAAGGCACCGGGAAGCACGAGCTGATGTTCGCGCACCCGATGCTGGAAGCCGACGACGGCGCGCTCTACGGGCTGATGGCCGCCGAGCCCGACCCGGGGATGACGCTGTTCGCCTTCGCGCTCGACCCGGGGGCGACAACCGACCGCGCATCGGTGCAGGGCTGGGCCTGGGGCGACAAGTCGCGGGACGTAAAGCACATCCTTGACTGGACTACGCCGCGGGGCGTGGGGCTGAGCACCAGCCAGATGTTCGCGGTGATGGGCTGGGCGCAGAAGGTGTTCAGCGGCTACGCCGGCCCGCGCGGCGGGATCATCGACTGGCGGTACGACGCAGGCAGCTCGCAGAACACGATCGACAACCTGATGAACGACTACGGGATCCCGGTCGTGCTGGCGGCGAAGAAGGCCGACCTGAAGGGGCAGGTCGACCGGAACAACGACCTGCTCGAACAGGGGCGCGCGAAGGTCATGCTCGGCTCGGCACTGGAACAGGACTACCAGCGGGCCCGCTGGGATCCCGAGGCGCGCGCGCGGAAGCAGTTCAGATGGGCGACCTCCTGGCACCCGGATCCGGCCGACGCGGCCCGCTACGCCCTGCAGCGCTACTTCGACGCCTACGTGGCGCCGCCGGCACCGCCCAAGGACGACCTGGAGCGGCACCGGGCCGAGGTGCGGGCCACGCTGGAGGAGCGCCGCAAGGCCGAAGAGGGCGACGACGACGGTATGACCGGCACGGATTGGGGCTGATCGTGCAGGGTAGCCCGGCCACCCTGGCGTGGATCTACCGAGCGTCGATGACCTGCGGGCGATCTTCGTAGCGGCGAGGGAGAACGGGATCACGCGCCTCCGGCTCGGCGAGCTGGAGTTCGACCGCCAGGCGGCCCCCGCGCCCGATCTGCTCGACGCGATCAATAAGGCCGCGCCGCTGCCGGCCGACGAGGACCCCATCGCGATCATCCGCGGGACCGTGCGCCCGAAGGCCCACGCCGAGCCCCAGGACATCCTGGAGGCGATGGCCGCGGGCCAGCCGATCGTCGGGCCGATCTCCCAACCAGACCCAACGGTTCCGCAGTGACCGACAGGAGCGCAGATGCAGGCAATTGACGGAGTGCTTGGCAACCGCTGGCCCCGCGGGTTCTATCGCGCCTACGCCGAGACGGCGGCCATTGCGCCGGCAGCGAACGCGATCATGGCGGCCTTCCGGTTCGCGGACATCAAGAACTTCGCCACGATCCTGCGTGTGTGGCTGACGGTGAACGTCGCCACCGCCGTCACGGCACAGCGCACCGATCCGATGCGCCTCTTCTTCGCCCGCGCCTACACGGTGCGCGATTCGACGAACGCCACCGCAGTGGCGATCAGCGCAGCGATGCAGAAGATGCGCACGGGTGAGCTGGACTCGTTGCTGGCCACCGCCGCAGGGGGCAACTTCGACGTCGCGAACGCAGCCGCCGGTCTGACCGGTGGAACCAAGACGGTCGACACGAATCCGATGGGGGCAAAGGGATTCAGCCAGCAAGCGCTGGCGGCCCTGGGCACCGGCATGGAGGGGGATATCTACGTGGGCGCTCCGCAAGGATCTCATCCGTTCGTACTGCTGCCGCCGGTACCGGGGAGCGGCGAGGGTCTGCTGGTGCAGTGGGGCGCGACCGCGCTCGCGACCGGCACGGTGACTGTCGGCGTCGGCGTCGAGTGGGCGGAATCGACGATCGCCTGAGGAAAGAGTGCCCTTCGAGCTGCAAACAGGGCGCTGGTGGGACGCCGATGAAGCTTCCCTACCGAATACGCTGTCGGGCTGGGCGTCGCACCTGGAGTCTTTCGACTTCGAACGCCGATCGAAGAACCTGATCTTCGCCCGCCTGGCGACGAACCGAGACCTGCCGAACATCTACGGGCTGTCGCTGACGCGGACGAACATGCGCGCGCTCGACTTCCGCGACTGGAAGGCGCCCGTGTTCAACGTGACGGGCTCGTCAATCGAGACGCTCGTCAACAAGGTCGGGAGGAACAAGCCCTGGGTCCTGTTCCTCACCGACGGCGGCGACTTCTCGGCGCGCATGGCCGGCAAGCGCCGGTCGCGTTTCGTGGACGGCGTCTTCCACGAGACGGGGACCTACAAGCTCACGCGGCAGATGTTCCAGGACGGCCTGACGTACGGAGACGGGTTCATCAAGGCGACCAAGTCGCTCGACGGCAAGAGCATCGTTCACGACGTTGTCCTGGCCGACGAGCTGCTGATCGATCCGTGGGATTCGCTCTACTTCGGCAAGTGGCCGCGGTCGCTGATCCATCGGACGTTCGTCAACCGTTCTGACCTGCTGGCCATCTTCGGCGATGACGAGCAGGCGCGCTTCGCGATCGAGACGGCGCCCGGTTCGTTCCAGGGCCCCATGTGGGGCGGCATGTCGTCGAACGCGCAGTCGGCGATGGTGGCCCTCCTGGAGGCATGGAAGCTTCCCGACGCGGACGGCACGCCAGGGCGGCATGTCATGTGCGTCAGCGACCGGCTGGCGCTGGTCGACGAGCCGTACAAGCGGAAGAAGTACCCGTTCGTGAAGTTCTCCTGCGTCAGCGCGGGCCGCGGGTTCTGGAACATCGGCATCCCGGAGATCCTTGGGCCGTTCCAGGCGAACATCAATCGCACGCAGCAGGTCATCGACGACTGCCAGCGGCGCATGTCCACGGGGCGCTGGCTGGTGCCGACCGGCAGCGGCGTGACGGACGACGCGCTGGCGTCGAAGGCCGCCGGCATCATCCGCCACAACCCGAACCTGCCGCCGCAGTTTGTGGTTCCCCAGGCGGTCCCGGGAGATCTGTATGCGCACCTCGACAAGACGATCGAGCGCGCCTACAAGCGCGTCGGGATCTCCGAGCTGGCCGCACAGGCCATGAAGCCCGCCGGCCTCAACAGCGGCGAAGCGCTGCGGGCGTTCGAGAGCGCCGAGAGCGAGCGTTACGTCACGCTGGGGATGCAGCTTGAGGAAGCGGTGGTCGACCTGGCCGAGTTGGACCTGGAGCTGGCCGAGGAGATCAGGCCAACGGTGCGCGCGCCGCGGTCCGGCGGGATCGACGTCATCGACTGGTCGGAGCTGGAGAAGATCAAGGAGACGAGGGCCGTCATGAAAGCCTTCCCGATCTCCAGCCTGCCGACGTCGCCCGCGGGGCGTCTCCAGCGTGCCGCCGAGATGTTCCAGATCGGGCAGATCACGAAAGAAGACTACCTGCGAATCATCGACTACCCCGACACCCAGGCGGTCATCGATCTGCAGACTGCGGCGCGTGATTCGATCGACTGGATGCTTGACAGGATCGTCGAGGAGGGCATCCCCGAGATGCCCGAGCCGTACCAGCCGCTCGACGTGGCGATCCAGGTCTGCCAGAACCGCTACCTGCGTGAGCGCACGCTCGGCTGCCCCGAGGAACGGCTGGAGCTGCTGCGCCGGTTCATGGATGCCGCAAAGACGCTCCAGCAGAAGATCGCCAGCGGCGGCACCATGGGCGCGCCGAATCTGACTAACGCCCAGCAGACGGGCGCCGCGCTGCCGCAGCCGCCGGGCGGACTGCCCCCGCCCGTGGCACCGGTCATCGGCCAGGGCGCCGCGGGTGGCGACGTGAACCTCGGCCCCGTATCTTCATCGCAACCGCTGCCGCAAGCAGCCTGAACAAAAAGGAGAACCACCATGAGCGATCAGAACGGACAAGACGCAGGAGAGGCGCTGAAGGCCAGCGTCATCAAGGGCTACGAGGACGCGGCAAAGCGCGCCTACGAGCGGGCGAAGGCCGACACCGACACCACGAAGGCGCCCCCGGACGCAGCCCCGAAGGCGACGGGGACCTGAACGTGGAGAAGGACCCGAAGGGCGAGACCGAACCGGACAACGACAAGGTCGACCCCGGCCCGAAGACGGGCGTGAAGGAGGCGGCGAAAACCGCCTACAAGCGCGCCGACATCGCCGACCCGTTCGCCCTGCAGACTTCCGTCCAGGCCGAGTACGACGCCGCGATGAAGCGGTCGTATCGTCGCGCCAGCACGGGAAAGGACGACGAGAAAGGAAAGGTGGGAAGTGGAACCTGATCTGAGCGAACGAGTCCTCAAGGCACTGCGCCAGGCCGCGCGCGATGCGCGGTCAGCGGACGCCCAACAGGAGGCACACGAGCTGGTCGCCATCCTGAGCCCGCCCACGGCGCCTCCAGAAGCAGCGCCCGAACAACCCGCTCAGGAGCCGGAACGTGAAGGCAAAGCTCGGAAGCGGTAAGCGCTTCGCCGCGCTCGAAAGCAGCATCGCCGCCCGCGGCGACGTCCGGAACCCGGGCGCCGTCGCGGCGGCGGTTGGGCGCAAGAAGTACGGCGCGAAGAAGTTCAACTCGCTGTCGCACAAGCGCCCACGTCTCAAGGATTACGTGGGCTGATGCCCTACGCCAGCATGGCTCAGGACCGGTTCTTCCACGCCGCCGAGAAGCGGGGGGAGATCAAGGCAAGCACGGTCAAGGAGTACGACAAGGCGACGAACTTCAAGAACCTGCCGGCCCGCGTCGGCAAGAAACGCCGCCGGCCCCGTCTGGCCGAATACGTGAAATAGGTCCCGTGCAGGGTACGCGCGCCACCCTGGCGTGGGAGACACCCCAGGAGACGCGACCGCCGGCAGCGGCGGCGAAGGGAGCCCGGATCCGGGCGCGGCAGCCGCCGACCCAGTGACGCAGGGAGGCTCGGAGCCGAGCGGCGCTCATACCGCCGACCCAGCGGGTTCGACCCCCGCCCCTGCAACCGAAGGCGGCGAGACACCGCCCGCAGCCAGCGCCAAAGGCAAGAACGGCAAGGCGAAGGAGAAGCCGCCCGCCGAGCCGGCCGCGAAGTCAGGCCCCGATCTGACGGCCCGCCTCGCCAGCATGTCGAAGGACAACCGCGAGGCGCGGAAGGCCCTCCAGCAGACGAACAGAGCGCTGGAACAGGCCAGCCAGCGGCTGACCGACTTCGAGAGCCTGATCCAGCGCGCCCAGTCCGGGGACGACACGGCGATCGACGACGTGTACAACCGCTTCGGGCTCAGCTTCGAGCGGATCGTCAACTACCACGCCGGCAAGCCCGACCCGACGCCCGAGCAGGCGCGCGACGCCGAGATCGCAGCGCTGCGGAAGCGGCTCGACGATGAAGCCGGGGCACGCCAGAGGGAGCGCGACGAGGCGAAGGTTGCGTCTGATGCGGCCCGCGAGCAGGCCGCCCGCGGCGAGTACGTCGGCCTCTGTGCCCAGCACATCAAGACAGCGGCCGAGAAGGCCGAAATTTGCGGACGCCTCGGCGACGAGGCCGCGCAAGCGGTCTTCGCGCGAGTCGTGAGTGCCTGGGCCGAGGCGGGGCAGCCCGAGCTGATGCCGGGCGAGCTGGAAGAGGCCATCGACAAAGCAGTCGAGGTGCAAGAGCTGGAGTACGAGAAGCGCGGACAGCTTCTCGTCAAGAAGCTCTCCAACGGTCACGCCAACGGCACGAACGGTGCCGGCAAGAATTCTGATCTGCCTGCCGGTCTCACCGGCAGCAAGTTGAGCGACACGGACGAAACCATTGTGAACGGGCTCATCGACAAGTCGGCCCCCGGAGCGAATTCGCAACGCGCGAAGCCCCGGTCAATCAGCAGCCAAATGGGGGGCTCGGCGCCGCCGAAGACCGCCCCACGCGGCGGCATGGACGCGCGCGACGCACTACGGGACACCCTCGCGCAGTTCAATCTGCTGCCGCGCTGACGCCGACTTCCAAGCCCGTCCCGTAGGAGCCAACCGCAATGATTGCGGACATCGTCGCAGCCGTCGAACCGATCTACAAGCAGTGGTACTCGTCCAGTTACGAGAACATGTTCTATCGCGACCGCCCCGCGATGGGCATGATCGCCAAGGAACGGGCAGGGGGCGAGCAGGTCAAGCAGCCCATCAAGATCGCGCAGGGACCTGGCCAGTCGGCCACGTTCGCGAACGCGCAGACCAACACCGGTCTGTCGACGCGGCGTCCGTTCCTGGGCGACTGGGGCCTGGACTACTCGCTGGCTCGCGTCTCCAACACGCTCATCGAGCTGTCGGAGAACAGCAAAGGAGCGATCGTCAAGGCGCTGGCGGACGAGACCGAATCGGCCGTCGATGCCCTGGCGCAGCGCTTCGAGCACGACATGTTCAGGTCGGGCTACGGCGACGTCGGCGTGGTCTCGTCCGGGCAGGGAACCCCGACGATCACACTGACGCTGCGGTCGGACACGCAGAACTTCTTCCCCGGGCAGGTTCTGGTCGCCGGACCAGCGGTCAACTCGGGCGTGCTGCTGAACGCTGGCGCGACGGCGCTGGTGTCGGCCGTCGACCGCGACGCCGGGACGGTGTCGAGCGCGGCCAACTGGACGGCGCAGATCGCGGGTCTCATCGCGACCAGCGTCCTGTTCCAGCAGGGCGACCGGACCTCCGCAGCGACGCCCACGCCGCTGAAGGTGGTTGGATTCGCAGGCTGGCTGCCGCTCGTGGCGCCGACCGGCGGCGACAACTTCTTCGGTGTCGACCGCTCGCTCGATCCGGTCTCGCTGGCCGGTGTTCGTGTGACCGGCATCGGGAAGCCGGTCAGCCAGGCCATCTACGACCTGGCTGTGCGCATCGGCGAGAACGGCGGGGCGCCTGACGTCGCGTTCGTGGCGTTCGACTCCTTCGGCAAGCTGGCGGAGGAGCTGGACAACCGGGCGAACTACGAGAACATCCAGGGCGCCGGGATCACCATCCTGTACGAGGCCATCACGGTCTCGGGGCCGAAGGGCCGCATCAAGGTGTTCCCGTCGACCTACTGCCCCATGGACCGCCTGTTCGTGCTGACGAAGCGCGACTGGACGATCTACTGCGGCGGCGGCTCGAACCCGATGTTCCCGTCCCTGAAGGGCGTGTCGCTGCTCGACGTGTCCAACGCGGACCAGGTCGAGGTGCGCCACAAGACGCTGGCGCAGCTCATGTGCGCTGCCCCGGGCCACTCGGGAGTCTCGCAGCTCCAGTAGTCGGTGACGTGACGCTCGGCGCGTAGCAGTAACGCGCGCCGGGCGCCGCGACCGGCCCTGAAAGGAACAGGACCATGGCAAATCCCAAGGCAATCACGAAGGGCGTCCAGCAGGTGGAGGGGGGCCTTTACGACCTCTACTTCGAGTTCCCGGTCGGCGCGACGGGCGCCGTCGGCACCCTGGTGCGCAACCGAGAGATCTCGGCAATCACGCGGCTGGGCGCAGGCAACTACCGCGTCTCTCTCCGAGAGGCGTGGAACGCCATCATGGATTGGGGCATCAACGTCCTGGACGCGACTCCCGCCGGCACCGACGGACAGAACGTCGTGGCCAGCGTGAGGACGCCTGGCGGCGCGACGCCGGTCTTTGAGTTCTTCACCCGGCAGGTCAGCGGTGCCGCCGCCGATCCGCGCAACGGTGCGGTGATCGTCGGTCGTATCCGTCTCCAGAACGGGCAGAGGGTGTAGCCCATGGCCTTCCCGGGGAGAAAGCCGCTGTCCGTGATGGTCGCGTCCATGGCCCCCAAGGGGGGCAAGGCCGACAACGAACCGGGCAGCGACGACGAAGCCGACGAGGCGACGCCGGACCACGAGCCCGACGAGGCCGAGCTGGCCGCCTGCCAGGACGTCATCGACGCCATGGCGAAGCGCAGCCCCGAGGCGCTGTCCGAGGCCCTTCATCACTGGATGGAGCTGGCCGGCTACGGGCAGCACGAAGGCGGCGAGGAGTAGGCGTCAAGGTTCCCGGGCGGTGCGTTCTCCCGATGGCGTCTCCCGTCGGCTAGGGCGCACCGCCCGGTAGTTATCGAGGAGACGATCCGATGGCCCAGACCCTCGCGCAGCTCAGAGCCGAAGCGCAGCAGCGCGCGAACCAGGAGAGCAAGACGCTCATCCTGACGCCGGAATGGAATAGGTACATCAATGAGGCAGTCGGCGAGCTGTACGACCGGATCCTGTCGTCCTATCCGCACTACTATCTGTCCAGCCTGGCGTTCACGCTTGCCGGCTCGAACCAGCAGAGCATCGCGGCTCTGACGCCGCTGTTCTACAAGCTGGCCGGGCTCGACTTCATGTTCAGCGGCACCCAGCGCCCCCAGACGGTCCACCCGATCAGCTTCCTGGAGCGGAACAGGTTCGGTAACCTGAACTTCGCCGGCAATTACACGCTCTGGTACAGGCCGCCCCCGCCCGTGCTGGTCGCAGACGGTGACACGCTCGACTTCATCCTCGACAACTGGTCGAAGTACATCTCGGTCACGGCGGCGATCCAGGGCGCGACCAAAGAGGAGTCGTCGACCGACGCCCTGGAGCGCGAGCAGACAAAGGTGATCGCGCAGATCGACGCCGCCGCGCCGAACCGAGACGCCGAGCCGAGCCAGGCCGCTGACCTTTCCACCTCTCCGTATGGCCTCGGGGAATGCGGGCGACGGTACATGCTGGAGGGCAGCAACCTGATCGTCCTGGGCTCGGATGCCTGGGACTGGGCCTGACGGTGGCGCCAGGGCTGGATAAGCGGGTCGTCCCGATCCTGCTGCGAGGGCTCGACGAGGGGCAGCCGCGACAGATCGGGATCGCCGGATCGCTCGACGTGTTGCAAAACATGATCGTCCAGAAGGCGATCGACGGCGGCTACGAGTTCGCCCCTCGCCCCGGCACGACGAACGTGTCAAAGACTGCTGACGTGGGATCCATCACCACAGGGTTGCGGCTCGGAACGCTCGGGCCGGCTCTGATCCTATTGACGGGGACCTCCTGCTATCGGAAGGCCGTGGACCAGTGGCACCAGGTCGACGCGACGGCTCCGACGATCGGCGTCGACACCAGGATGATCAGCAGCGGCGCGATCGTGGCCGAGTCGTCCGACTACGCGTACGTCAACGGCTACACGCTGGGCGTCGTCTCCTATTACGACGGCAAGCTCTGGAGCGTTCGCGTCGAGGCGGCAGATTCGACCGGTGCCACCGTGTTCAGCACCGTCCTGGCGACGTCGGCCACCAGCGTGATCGGGTCGGTCAAGATCGCAGTGTCCAGCACCTTCGCGGTCGTGTTCTGGGCGCCGACCGACTCCAACTCAATCGTGGCGTCGAAGTTCGACAGTGCTGCGCCGAGCGCGATGGGCAGCCCGGTTGTCGTCACGACCGCGGACGCCGGCCTGCTCTACGACGTGCAGACAGTGGGCGCGACCGGGCGAATCGTCGTCACCTATTCCAGCGGCGGCGCTATCACCCAGCGCTTGCTGACGGTGTCATCGATGGCGGTCAGCGGCGCGACGACGTACGCCGGCCTGAACACGCTAGTCACATTCGGCCTGCTCACGAACGACTACTCCTCGAACACGATCTACCTTGGGACGATCGCCGCCGCGGGGCTCCAGGTCTCGACGTTCGACGGGACGACGCTGGCGCTCGGCGCGACGACGACCTACGACGCCACCCAGACGGTGGGGTTCAACCTGTCCGGCTACCGCACGGGCGCCAGCGTGACCGTGTTTTTCACGTCAGCGCCAACCCCGCCGCCCGGGATCTCCGTCTGCGACTACCTGATCAAGACGTCGACCGGTGGCGCGGCCAGCACCATCCAGCGGTCGATGTCGCTCGCCTCGCGCGTGGCCCTCGTCGGCAGCAGCCTCTACGCACTCGTCCAGTATCGCGCTGGGACAGGTGCGTCGGTCGCGCAGAGCAGCACCTATTTTCTGATGAATCTGTCGAATGTGCGCTCCGTCGGGATGGCACTGAAAAACCTTGGCTCCATCCGTTTCTACGCGAGCGGTGGTAACCATCTCCAGAACCTGCGCGCGGGTGCGTCGGCGTCCACGCTGCTGACGGCTGGCTTCAAGGTCATCGCGGTAGCGACCGACACCGCCTCGTTCGCGCCGTATGTGGCAGGAGCGGCGATCACGTTCACGCTCCAGGACACGAACATCGGGCGGCCTGTCGAGTTGAACAGCGTGCTGCACATCCCTGGCGCCCAGCCGTACCTGTACGACGGCCTCACGCTGACGGAGCACGGGTTCCCGATCGATCCCGACCCGGGCGGACTGAGCCCGGCGGCAGGCGGTGGGATGACATCGTCCGTGGTGTACACGTACCTCTACGTCGATGAATGGACTGACGCCGCCGGCAACCTGTGGCGCTCGAACAGAAGCCTGCCGCAGTCGGTGACGATGGGAGCAGCCGACACGAAGGTCACACACTCGATCCCGACGCTGCGCCTGACCAGGAAGACGAACGTTTCTAAGGGCATTTACCGCACGCTCGCGAACGGAGACGGGTCGGTCTACTACAAGGTCAGCTCAACGACTGCGCCGCTGTTCAACGATCCGACGGTCGACCGAATCTCGTTCGTCGACACCGTGTCAGACGCCACCGCCGTGACGGGAGAACCCATCTACTCGCCCAACGACAACGCCGGCAGCGTCCTGCCGAACATTGCCCTGCCGGGGTGCCGAGTGATGGCCGTCCATCGCGGGCGTCTCCTCGCCGCCGGCATCGAAGGCGACACCAGCGCGATCTGGTTCTCGAAGGATGTTGTCCCTGGCTTCGGCGTCGAGTTCTCCGACTTCCTCGTGTCGCGCATCACTGGCGTCGAGCCGATCACCGCCGTGGGCTCGATGGACTCCTACGCGGTCGCCTGCACGAAGACGCAGAGCTGGGGCAGCATCAACGAGTACCCGGACGACACGGGCGCGGGCGGCGTGCTGGTGTTCCAGCAGCAGAGCGACAGCACGGGCTGCGCGATCGTCGGCCTGCTCGGACGCAACGACCTAGGCATGATGACGTATGGTGGCTTCGACAAGGGTATCTGGCGGGCATCTCGCGGCCTGTCCTGGGACTACATCGGTAACCCGGTCGAAGACACCATGAAGACCGTTACGCCAGTGGCGTTCCTGTCCGTGCCCGGCCAAAACCAGATGCGCGTCGTCGGCGGGGTGACCGCCTTCGTGTTCGAGGCGATCTACGGGCAGTGGGCGATCTGGAGCTATCCGACAGCCCCAGCCGCCTTCGTCGATGCGGTGCTGTGGAATGGCTCGCCGGCTTACCTCTGCTCGGAAGGCACCGTGATCGTGGAGTCGACCATCGCGAGCGGCGTTATATCCGACGCCGGCACGATGCCCCAGCACACGCTCAAGCTCTCCGGTCTCAGCCTGTTCGGTGTGGCCGGTTTCGGGCGGCTGTACATCACTCAGATCACCGGCAGGCCGAGCGGGTCACTCGGATTCACTCTGAACCTGGCTCAGGAGTTCGATGGGGTCGCAATCCCGACGAAGACGGAGGTCTACACCGGCAGCGAGACGGAGCTGTTCGTGGAAGTCGACCCCGGGACGATGGGCAAATCGTCGCGCTACGACCTGACGATCTCGGACACTGCGAACGGAGCCAACTCCGCGTTCACGGTGGCGGCGATTACCGCCCTGGTCGGGACCAAGGCGGGGCTCTCGAAGCTCCCCACGGCCCGCCGCGCCACCTGAACAGATTTTCAGCCGTTGCGCGTCATTATATAGGGCGGCACGCTTGGGGCATGCGGAACGCCATCCTGGTCCTTCTCCTGGCCGCCGGCTGCGCTCACGAGGCGCCGCCGTACACGGGCGTCACCTATGCCCAGGCACGCTGGGGCGCGCACATCACGTTCTGCCGTGACTACGTCGCGCGCCCTGGCGCGAAGGACCCGGCGATCGTCGAGCAGTGCCGCGCAAGCGAGATCCAGGCCGCCGCGGAGGACGCAGCCGAGCGGGATCAGCTCCAGTCCGCGCGCCAGGAACGGGAAGACGCCGCTGCGGCCGACCGGCAGCAAGCCGCCATCAATACCATGTCGGCGGGCCTCCATCAGTACGCGACCACCCCGCTGCCCCCGCCGATGTCGCCGACCGTGAATTGCACCAGTACGACCAGCGGCGACACCGTCTGGACGAACTGCCGCTGATCTGTGCAGGGTAACGGCGCCACCTTGGCGTGCCGTATGGACTGCCAGATCTCGGCGACGTCCCCGTAATCGGAGACATCTGGAAGGGGATCAAGCCGGCCAGCACCGCGGGCCTCGATCAGGCAGCGGCCGATGCCAGGGCCCTGCAGCAGCAGTTCATCCAGCAGATGGGCCAGCAGCAGGGGACGCCGGGGCTCTCCTACGCCGGCTCCGCTCCGGTGCAGATGGCCACGTCGTCAGCCCCCGGGGCGCCGCCCCCGCCCGCCGCCGTGCTGCCGCCGACTGGCGCGCCCGGATCGCCCGGGAGCGGCACTGCATACCAGCAGCCCGGAACGTCCCTGCCGACAGCACAGCCTCTTCCTGGCACCGGGGGAACGCCCAGGACGCCAGGCG